TCAGCATTTTTACTGATTTTTTGCAGACTACCGTCTTCCTTGACTTTGTACGTTACTGTTATTGTATCAGCCACTAGTGTTTTCTCTTTAGCTTCTCCCTTTCTCTTTTAAGTTGTTCTTGAGATTGGTTAATAGCCCTTGATTCTAGATAAGTTAGAATCTCTATAAACAATTCTGTATCCTGTATGCTCTGGTTTTCCATTAAGTATGGGAGCAAGGAATAATCTTTCCCTAAGTATCCTATATCAGCTACGACTTTATCTCCTAGTGTGGAGAAAGTAGTCATTGCCTGTACTACAATAGAAGGAAAATCCTCCCAGTCGGGAGGTATTTCGCTTTCTTTAGGCTCTTGGCCTAGTTGTTCACACATCTTAAAATAACGCTCTCGCGTCATTTTTGACTCGCTATTTTTGAAGTACCGGTCCAGCCTCTCGAACACTTGTTCCTTTTGGCTTTGAACGAAAGTTATCCAAATCAAAGACTACCTCATTGAGCCAGGTGTCAAATTCAGTTGAGGAACTGACAAGAGTTTCTGCGTTATCTTCGCTAAACTCTAGCTCTTTGGCAGCGTCTTGCCCATCTATGTCTACTAATAGTAGGGTTTCTAGGTGTGCGAGAGTTAAGCCCTTCCAGTTTTTAATTACAGATTTTGAGAACTCTGATACAAACTTCTCTTCATCTAGCTCTTCTACTGCTTGTCGAGTTTTGCGATCAAACTTAGTAGTAGTACATTTCTTACGTAGTCCGGTTAGTTCCTTTCGAGAGAGATTTGCTACCTCTACCTCGAAACCTTTAAGACCGGGAAAGTCAACCCAAACTGCTTTGGTATCGACCATTAATTTTTTTAAATCCATTATTATTCCTTATTTCTAGTTAAGTGTGATTTTTGTGCCGAGGTCGGCAACGTTATCGTTCATTTTCCAATCGTACGCTTGAGTATAAACGTCTGCTACGGTGTTTCTGTTTGTAAAAGTACAATGCTCTAGATTAAACTTAAAGCCTCTGAAGCTTGCACCTGCTAAGCTGTTACCAGCCGTTATAACAACAGTTACATCTTCTTTCCAGCTTTGAACATCGGAGTTAGACGCACTTGTAACGTACAGTCCTACAGAGCCTGAAAGTATTCTTTTACTAAGAGTAAATTGAGAAGGATACATAGAGGTAGCTGCATTAGTTACGCTCAACGCATCATTGACAGTCGTATAAGGTATCCACTTAACTTCGTTTTGAAGTTCAATAGAACACTTATAAAGACCAGAAGAAAGATTATCGCCATCTATAGAAACTGCTAACTCTTTTGTTAATTGGTAATCTCTAGTGCCCCGTGAAGGCAAGGAGACTCCATCTAAAAGAGTAGTTCCTCTAGTTAGCTTTGATGCTTCGCCTGCTAGTGTCAACTTGAGATTCTGTAATTTCTCAATTATGAATGTCCCATTAGTTATAACACAAGTTTCAAGTTTATAAACATCATTCGGTAGCTTTATGTATAAAGTAAAGGTATTTAAAGTATAAGTACCGGTTTTGTAATCCACCAAAAGATTAAACACAACGTCTAAAGCACTTTGTGTTATCATTGGTATTGTCATCTCAAAGTTTGCAGGATTAGCTTTTTTAATGTTAGATGCTTCGTGCATCTTGTGCTGCTCGTGCAAAGTTTTTTGAGGGTATGTCTTATCCGTAAAAGTTTGACTAAAACTTAGCTCAGGGCCTACGTCTAGTCTATGGTAAGATGAACCGTCATAAAGGTAGACCTCCGCTTCTTTATTAAAATTAAAATTAGTCATAATTCTCCGGATAAAAAAAGGGGCCCGAAAAAGAGCCCCTTCTAACTTTTTCTATTTCATAGTATAGTCCAAATAACCTCCTATGTCAAGAAATATTTTTACTCACCTACTCTCTTATACATCTCTACCAAAGTACTTAACAGTAACTTCGTCAGTCTTATCAATCGCGCTAGGCAATGCGTGGAACGCAGTTTCTAGGGAGATTACATCGTCAATAGAGTGAGACGGTAGCTCAAGGTGACAGTCTAGCATAGTCATTTCAACTCTAGGCAGGTTGGGAGTAGTTCCACCGATAGCAAATACTAAACGATGGTTGTTTGTAACTGTAGTGATATCGCCAACTAAGTCTTCAAACAACTCCGCACTTGAATCAGTTTCGTTGTTTAAGTAGCAAGTGAAGCTACCTGATACTGAACGTGAACCCGTAATATGACCAATAGGCTGATTAACTTGTCCGAGAGTTTCTGGGGTAAGGAAAGTAATGTTGTTAGTAATAGTAATGTTACCACCAGTTAATACTAAACCGTACTCAGACTCTAGAGCTGCTTTACCTGTACCGGTACCTGAAGCAGCAGTAGAGTTTGCAACAAACTCAACACCTATAGCAGCCGAACCGGCTCCAATATCAGTCCAGTTAGTGTCACCAACTTCGGTAATTTTATAACGCTTACCAGAAACAGGTTGGTTAGATGCATTAATTAGTGCAGCAGTGCCATATTTACCAGCAGTAAGAGTGGTTAGTCGATTACGAATAAAGTTGTTTGTTGCATTAATACCTTCATAAACGGTGGCTGTAGGAACTGAAGTACCTACGTCACTAATAAGTGAGCCCATTCCAGACCAGTTAATGGTAGCAATACCATCAATATCAAAGTCTGCCGCCATCTCATTTACAACGCAGTCGCTTATCTTATAAACTGTTTTGGTATCATTTGCTCCACCCATCGCAAAATAGATATTTGCAGTACCTAAAGTACTTTTGTTAGATTGTGCAAAGTCAATAGCGGCGTTGCCTTCAACAGAGCCTGCGGTTTTACTATGTGAAATATAGGCAGTTCCACCAGCTTCATCTTTAAACTCTTGACCTTGATAGTGTCCAGGACCTGCAAATAAGCCCCAAAGGACCTCTTCTACTGCGTGATGATCACCATCCACTGCCGAAGCTGCACCAGCTCCTGTACCTGTTGAAGTAAAAGGACGCATATAAGTAGAGAAACTCCACTCTGCAGGTGCGAATGAGTCATTAAACATTCGTCGTCCACGACGGCTTGAACCGCCTGTACCTGACATCTCAGACAGAGTTACCTCTGATGAGTTTGTTGCTTGTGAGAATGAAAAGCCATCAAGAACAGGTACTTCCCAAACTGCGGAACCTATCTCGATATAGATTTTCGTATCTCTGCTAAAATATAATTGATCAGCCATAGTATATCTCCTATGTTATCTTGAAAAGGCTAGGACGTGAACGTTTGCTCGTGCCTGCATTTTCTAGTATCGAACCTCAATAAGAATCTCTCCGACTCCTAAAGGTTCAAGTACACCCTCGTCAGTATCTACACTGACTATTGTGATTTGGTGTGTGTATTGAGTCGTTTGAGTACGATCTAAATACGGTAATCGAGAGTTATCCTCTAATACGGTTTCGACATCTTCTAGTAATTCGTCTAAGGCTTCTACAGAATCTTCTGCTTGAACATAGCATCTTAACGTAATAGAAAGAAATCTGTCTTTGTAACCTCCGGCTTGGTACTCTCGTGTCTCCGAGCCAGCATTTAGGTGAATTGCAGGAAACTCCTCCACCTCATCCCAAAATTTTAGTCGAGGAGAAACATTTTCATTTACATCAGATAGATATGCTCCTGCCCCGTTTATGTTTTTTAACTGGTCGACAAGCGCATTAACAATACCTAGTCTTCGTGTGGTGAATGCTCTTGTTCCCATTATTGTCTCCTAGTATAAAATCTTCCGATTGCGAACTGTGCCGCTACTTCTCGAATAGATTTATCAATTAATTGTCGAGGATCTCTTTCCCCGTTTGACCATGCTCCAGAACTCCCATCTTCAAATACTTGGTAAGGGTTCTTTTGGTAAGTATACCCAAAACTCGGATAGCCTTTTGGTGTTTGAACCACATCAGTTACTTGTACACTAGATGCGAATCTTCCTGTTCTATTTACAAGTGCAGGCTCCTGCATATTCTTTCTGACAGTGCCAGGCAGTTGCTTATTTAGAAGCCCTATCAGCTGTAAAGGTTGTGCTGAAGAGGACTGCTCTCTAGACTTCCTCGCCTTAAGTAGTGCAGGAAGTGCTTTTCTGCCTGCTCTCTTTCTACTGTTAGATGCCTTAACTGCTTTAGCAGAGCTACTCTTTACTCTATTAGAGCTTTTTTCTTTAATCTTAGTACTTTTTGCTGAAACAGTAGCACCTATTTTTGTAAAAGGTTCTAACACTTCCTGTCGGGTCTTTTTTATGTACTTCTCTTTAATAGAGTCCGAACCCTTTAGGTTTTCAATGCCTCCTAACTTTTTTACTGCTGCCTTGATCTGTCGTTCTAGTTTCTTTTTATTTGCCTTTAGGATCTGACCATCTGCTCTGTTATCTTTCGCAGCTTCTAGCTCTACAGTATATGAGTCAATTTTTGTATTCTTAATAAGCCTTACATCAATACCTAAATCAGCCATATCTTGTCTAATATCTGCTTCGGAAAGGGCATCCCCGTTATCAGTATAAACACCTTCGCTAGATAAAACCTCTTCGAAAGCGTCTCGAATAAAAGATTCAACGACACTTTTTCCTTCAACGTGACCTAAGTTAAGCTCTCTACCTGCTGCTTTACGTTCTGTCTTTCCTGATGTGGTACGTATAATTTTACTTCTCTTTCTTCCTGTACCAGGATGTGTAAACTCTTGCTGTCTAAGGTAGTTTTGAATACGTTCAAAAGACGTTTTCAACAAAGGACGATAAGAATTATAAATTTTATGGTAAATAGATTCAGGATCAGCATACTGTCCTGGAGCTACTTCGGTAGAAGACGTAAAAGTCATTCTAACATATGTCTTACCTGTCTTTATCTTTTTATCTGTTGCTTTTATACCTATCAACTGGGACTTTAGTTTGTTTAACAGTGTATCAGCTTCATCATTTATGAACTTCCTATCAGCATTAGATAAAGGAATACCTTGTGACTCTATTTGCCTTTTTAGTTGGGTAGCAAACTTTGTGCTAGTAAATCTAAAAAGGTGTGGCCGTTTATTAGCATCTACGGCTCTGTAAACTGCGGAGCTTTTCTTCAACTCTCCGTGGAGTTTGTTTAAGAATTTTGTTAAACTCTCTGTACTCATTAAAAGTTCTTATAAAGATCCAAGACCCTTTTGATATGGTCTGGGAACGCTACGTTATCACGTTGGCTTGAAGAACTGTTATTTTGTATACTTGCTCCCTGCATTGTCTGGCGAGCTTTGTGCTCGTCTTTCATATAGTACGTAATTAAATCAATAACTGCTAACTGTAGATCGGCAGGACACTCTGAATACCCTGCTTTGTAAGTAATCTTTACGGCACCAGGGCCTGTAGGCCATGCCTTCTTTGCTCCAGCAGTAGTTACTCTGTAGACACTGTCTGTGCTTAAATCTACATAGTACTCAGTAACAGGAACAGTAGTATACTCGGAAGAAAAGTCTGTTTTTTCTTTTACAGTAACAACCTGTACGATAGGGCTTTCTGTTAACTGAACCAAGTTTGTAGACCAGTTTATACTAAATTCTTCTACTTTATTTGAAGAGTAGTGATCTACTATGCTGTTTCCACAGTAAGTTTTTACTAATGCACTCACAGCGGCAATCAAAGAATTGATGCGAGCATCTTCCTTTGTACTTTGGATATTCTCCGAAGTTTTGTATTCATCTATTGTAATCAAATTTGCCATTTATAAGTCCATTAGTAAAAACTTAGGGGAGATAAACTCCCCCTCGTTTTTATACCTTTTGAGTATTAAGCGTCAGTACGAATCAACTTAACAACAGATACATCGGTAGTACCGTTGTTAGCACGTAGTTGGTTGAAGCCAAGAGACTGGCTAGCAACGATTACGTTACGCTGGTTCATTACTTCGTAGTCCTGCTCTACAGATACACCGCGGAGACGTGGGATTACGTGGTTACGTACGTTAACACAGTAGCCTACAGAAGCAGTGTTGGCTTCAGTTTCTAACTGGTCAGATACGATTACTGGAGTGCCATAAATAGCACCAACAGTACCGGTAATCTTAGTAGCGATGTCAGAACCTACGTCAGTGATGTCAGCAAAAGCTGGATCAGCAAGTAGATCATAGTAGCGAGCCTGAGATACAACATAGACAAGATCAGAAGGATCCATACCATATTTACCCATCAGCTTACGACCGGCTAGGAACTCAGCAGCAGTTACGCTAGTGTCGACAGAACCGCCGCCCACTGCGTCAAGAACAGCAACGCTGTTAGTACCAGCAAGAGCTTCCAAGCCGTTAAAGCCTTCGTCGCCAGCAGCAGTACCGTTGATGATTGCATTGTCTACAGCGCGAGCGTGAGCACGAGCAACAGAGTCAATCAACATAGGCATCAAGTTAACAAGTACTTCTTCATCAACATTGTTGTCCATGAAAGTAGTAGAAACCAGACGGTTAGCTTTCAGAATTACCTGAGCAGCGTTATACTGGTTACCAGTTACCTGAGGACGGTTAGTCAAGTTACCAGCGGCAGCAGTGTTAGCGCCCCAAGTAGCTGGAAGTGCGTCGGTTTGAATTGGCAGTACTTGAGTCTGTGAGTTAATAGTAATCTCACGGAAAGCCTGGGCCAACTTCAGTTCTTGCATGATTTCTTTCTCGATTTGAGTAGAAACGCCTTGAGCGATGTCACCAGCATTAGCTGCATAGTTAACACCAGCTTTTTCGAACAAGTCTTTAGAGTAGTCAGTATCCCAACCTTTGCCAGTCATTACGCCCAGCATGTGGCCAGTCATAAACTCTTGACCGAACTTGCTCAGATCGCCTTGTGAACGGTCAGAGAAAGACTTCTTGCTGTTCTGCATAGCAGCGATTTCAGCTGATTTCTCTTCGAGGTCTTTGCCATACTTAGCAATAACTTCTTCGAACTTAGCATCTTTTTCGTTAAGCTGCTTCTGTACGTCAGCCATAAGAGCTTCTACGCCAGTTTCTACGCCCGCTTTAACGCGGATTGATTCGGCTTCTAGAGCCTGAGCTTTTTCAACTTCTGCTTCGGCTGATGCCTTTGCTTCTGCTTCTTCAGCTGCTTTTTGCTCGGCTTGCTTCATAGCAATCTTAGCAGCTGTATCTTCAGCTACCTTCTTTGCAAAAGCTTCCAAGTCGATGTTTTGATTATCCATCTTGATCTCCTGATCTGCGGATTTAATTTCCGCGCTTTGAGGTGTGTCACTAGCTATTCCCGAAGTAATAACTTCATCCTTAGCCAGAGACTGACCTGCTAGATCTACACGATTTGTGAAAGTTTTTTTGAATTCTTCGTACTCCGCAGTGGAGTCAAAAGACTTCGCGAGCGAAAAAGTAGCTGATTGATTGCAAGGTACGGAAACAACCGATACCTCAAATAACTCAGCGTCCTTAATCATTAGTCCGTCGGTTTCCTTAATATAATCAGCATCCTTGACTCGGAAACCTACGGAAAAGGCCCCAAGAACACCGTCTTTAACTAGTTCTGCAACATTAGCAGGTGCTGACTTGCTAATCTTACATTCTAACTCCAAACCATCAGGACCAGCTTTCAGACCTGTGGCTCGACCAATTGGCTTATCATAGTCATGATTAAACAAGATAATTGGATTCTTTTCGAAATTACTTAGTCCACCTTTTTGCCAAGCTTCTGCTGAGATGGAGTCACCCGCGCGATCAAAGTCAGCTGTACTTGCGAAGCCACGAATCATTACAGAACCATCGTCCTGTGCGTGAGTCTTGAAAGTAGACGTAAGATTAAAGATCTTATTCATATCTTAATCCTTTTTTACTGCCGGTTTAACAGCAGGCTTGACCGCAGCCTTTTTTGGAGTAGGCTTTGGTGCTTTGGGCGTAACAGGCTTGGGCTTTGGCTCAGGCTTTGGCTCAGGCTTTGGCGCTGAGAGCTCAGGATAGTTACTTTTAAGAGCATGGGTTAAATACTTCCATGCTTTAAAACTTCTTTTAACAGTTATAACACAACAAGCATTACGGCCTACAATGGCCATGTACTCCTTCTGTCCAATGTCAAGAGGTAGTCCAAAATCTTTAAAATGTTGATACGTTTTTTCTAGTACTGCTTGTCTTTGGCGAACTGCCATTTATTCTTCTCCTTCTTCCGGAGGGCGACCGCCCTCGTCTGGGTTAGTGGCAGAGCCTGCGATATTTGCAGGAACGCGTATTTCTTCTGTACCTTCTATAGGCTCAAAGCCTAAGCGATCTCTTGCTTCTGCTGCAGTGATAATACCGCCATTTACTAGTGAAGTATAATAAGCAGAAGAGTCACGTAATTCTGGCTGTAGAGCAGGGATATTAGTAATATCCTCACTTAACTCAAAACCAAAATATCTTTCGAGTCCATAATTAATTTTTCGAACTATAGGAAGTATAGTCTCCAAATAATATAGTCGCATATTTGGGCGAATGTTAGCGTTATTACCAGAATCCATCAAAATTGGAGGGATTCCGAGTGCCTTTAAAATAATCTTTTCGTTTTCTGAGATTGCAGATTGAAAATCTAATTCTTTAAAATTTACATTTGAGATCTTATCGACCTCGATTCCGCCATCTAAGATAAGTGGACGTTTTCCACCTGCATCTGGACGGTATCTTTCTTGCCAAGAAACCATCATTCGTTCTTTGATTTTCTCAGAAAGTGTATTTGGTGACTTAAGTACTAAACCTGGAACTGCTCCGTTTTTAAAGAAGTTATCCTGAAAGTCTCTCATTCTTTTCATCAAAACCATAGTACGTAGTGCAGGTTTTAGACGAGGAACTCCACGATAGATAGAGTGAAAGGAGTTTTCTTTGATATGAATAATTTCATTAGGGCTAAAAGTAGTATCGAACATTGTAAACTTTTCAATGTAAGTTTCTTTGTCAGAGTGAATCTTTACGTCCGTAGCTGGTAAATGATAAAGATGTGCACCGTCAAAGTACATAAAGATATTACCATCGAGTAAGAAATCAGTAATAAGGTTACGTTTAAAAGTATTTATGTCCTGAAAAGGGTTAGGAGACTTGTTAAGAATGTTGTCTACTTTAGAAGCCTTAATTCCAGGAATTACGCCTCGAAAAGCGTTGTCTCGTGAAACAAGAGTATGAATTTCTGCTACGTCATCAACGATCATATTTACGCCGCGATTAACGATTTCTAGATCTTCATAAGCTCTTTCATAACTTAGAGTTGATTCTCTTGAAGACTCTGTGCTGCCTCCGCCAATAGTGTATTGTGCAGGGTTCAGCTTCTCTTCAAGATTTACGGATTTTGCTCCAAAAATGTTATTATACCAAGCCATGTTTTTCTCTTTGAATCTGTACCCAGCGCATTTGTTTCTTTGCAGTTCCTAGCGCAGGATCTTTACCGTAAATTGAATGAAGCTTTAAATGGTGAGTATGACACAGTGTAACTGTGTGGTCATATAGCTCAGCATGATGCTCTTCTATAAAGTCATCCCGAAGTGCTTGAATATACTCAGGATTGTGTTTGTTCTTTGTCAACCATTGATTTAACAAAGGTGTGAGACTGTAAAAATGGTGAAAGTCTAGCTGCTCTGTCTCGTCACAAATCTTGCAAGAGGAACCCTTTTCATACTTGGACTTTGCCTTATCTCGTACATATTTTACTACATCGCGTTTTAGCTTAGGCATTTTCCTTTTGTTCCTCGATTTTTCATTTAAAGAATTATATCGGCTTTAGGGTGACTTGTCAATAACTATTTTTGAGTAGGTATCGCTAGAAGGATACCTGTGCAGTTTGGAACGAGTAAAGTGCGTAACGTAGACCATCTCCCATGTGGGAAGCCATGTTGTGCTTCGGTTTTTCCTTCATTAGATTAGGATTTGGATCCCACTGATACGCATCTAAGCATCTTAAAGCTTCTTTACATTCTTGATCGACATACAGTTTATCATTGTCAATAATTGCAGATACGTGACCAATACCATCAAGTACAGATTTCTTTGCATTAATAGTACTAATATCATAGTTTTGTGCTAAGTCAAAGCGAGTTTGCTGTGCTGCGGAATCAATATAGATATAGTCAATATCCCATCTTTCAATTAACTTTTGTATCTCTACTGCGTGCTGTTCTGTAGTACGCTCATTATTCATATACTCATCTACTAGATAATACTTGTCTTCATCCCAGTCGTAAGCAATTACACATAGTGCGGTAGGATCTTTAAAACCCACGTCCAACCCCGCAAAGACGTCCATCTTACTAGTATCAAACTGAGACAAGTCTTTTACTTGTGTTTCAAAGTTAAACTTCCAGATCTGGCCTTCATAAGTATTGAAGTCAGCTTCATACTCCTGTTTAAATTCTGCTTCAGACATTGATTTACGTGCTTCTGAAATATCGCTCTCACTCATTCGAGGATTATCACGATAAGTTGCTCGTATGCTGCACCATTCGGGAAAGTCTTCTGAGTACCCTCTATAGAAGAACTCAGAGAACCAGTTGTTGCGACCCCGTGGCGTGGAGATAAAGATGGCTTTAGAATTTGGTTTGTCCAGAGTAGGACGAAGAGCAACGTTGAAGGCATCCTTGCCGTCAGCGAGTGCGGCCTCATCAAAGATGATAAGGTCATAAGATCTACCTACACAAGAATCGACCTGATTAACAGAACCCATTCTTACGGTAGACCCGTTAGAGATTTCGATAACTTTATCCTTGGCGTTATCTTTTGTAACCTCTAAATCAAAATGCTTAATTAGATTTCTCTGAAGGTCGAAAGAAATCTGAGACAAGGAGTAGTTGGGGGACATGATTAAAATGTTAGAGCCAGGAACCAAGGACACGAGCTGTCCAATGATGTTGGCTATGTACGTTTTTCCCTGCCGCCGAGAGACAGCGGCAGAGATAAAACGATACTTTGGGTCGTTAACCGCATTGATAATTGCTATCTGCGAGGGTAACGGAGTGACATTCAATAACTCCATGTACGGAGCTATTGGAAGTTTAAGAAATCTTGCCTCAGATCCTAATTCAACTATTTCATCAGAGATAATGTCTCTGCGACTTACTTCTACTGTCATATTAATCTTCTTTTTTAACTAGTGTCCAGATACCGTAGCCTAAGCCTACCCATGCTAGTAGTTTTGCTAAACCACCGAAAAGTATAACCGAACCACAGACTGCTATTAACATTGCACCATCCCAAGATGTGCGTTCTTTCATTGCTGCTTTAATCCATTTCACACTGAGTACCTCTCTTTTTATGACCATTCCAGGCTACGAATCCTGCTAGACGCAGTGACCAGTATGCTAGATAGTTAAGAACTCTGAAACCATTTACTTCGATACAGATGTCACGGAACAAACCGTCCATGTGTTTCTGATCGTGATAGCCAATGTTGCTTCCGTCTTTCTTCATAAGAGTAGCAAATTTATAGCCATAGTCATGAACTAAACCACCCATAAGAAGTACACCTACTGGTGAAAGGAAAGTTGCGAGAAACTTAGGAACAGATGCTCCATCAAACTCAAACCCCGCAGGAATCTTGTACTCTACACCATTAAGAGTATAGTTAAAATCTTGTTCAATTTTCCATTTACGTGTACCCATTAACCACATTAGAATACCTTTCCAAAAACCTTTATCTTTTGTTTTTATTGGTAGTGGTGACATAACTGGCATAAACTTGTATTTAAATCCTACTAGTGTTTCTTCTTTTTTATCTACTTTATTTACTACAAAGCCGATAAGTACTAGGACTGAAAGTACTGTCCACTGCCAAAAGTTCATTGCTAAGTCTAAGATTAAATCCATTACTTTTTACTCCCTACTGCTTCCTTGGCATAAAATGCCGCTACAATAGCTGCAACGGAAACGAAGTAGGTAGGGGCCATGCTCCCTAAAGTACTTGAAGCGTTAGACAGCCCTAATAATTCTGCGGCTACTACGGCGAAGGGATAAAGTAACATACCGCCAAGTGCAAACCAGGCCATGTTTCTTTGCGCATCTCGCATAGCATCTGCGTCTTCTAACTCTTTGCGCTTTGCTTCAAGGTACATTGTTTGTTCAGCATCAGATACTTGCCCGTCACCGTTAGTATCTGCGGGATGGTATTCCATTATATTAATACCTTATTGCTAACTAATGTTATATCAAGGGAGCCGGAGATTATAGCATCGCTCGCGGCGTATGTGCGCAAATCAATATCCGTCTTTTCAGGAAACATAAGAGGACTATCGTAAATTTGTTTTTGAGTCTCTTGGGAAAGGAAGAAGTTTGCTTTTACTAGGAATGCTTTGCCTAGTTCGCGAGCAAATAGAGCTATTTGAGTAGCGGAATCGTTTTTACTCGAACCAGCAGTTATGCTTGTTACAAATGCAGTGTGTCCTGCAGGAACTGTATAAGCTG